ATCCGTTCAGTTACGGCGCGCATGCAAATTGATGTGCCGAAGCTGGAGATGGAGACGGGCCGTGCGCGTACTGCGATGGTCTTTCTTATTGGTTTCCCTGGGAAGGGGAAGTCGATTATTTCTAATATGCTTGCTTCACGGGTTTTCCAGATCCTTGGGAAGCCCTTGAAAGATTCTGATATCTACAAACATACGACTGCGAAGCATGCAAATGCTTACAAAGCGCAGCCGGTTATGTGGATTGATGATGTCTTCCAGTTTTCGAAGAATCAGGAGGTTCAGCAACAGGAGCTGGATCTTATGTTTTCTTTGAGAACGAACGGACCTCAGCAGAAGGAAGCTGCTGCTGTCGAGGAGAAAGGTCTGCTTTGGGATCATACCGTCTTGGCTGTCTTCAACGGCAACCATGGTATACCCGATAGTGGACTCTTCTCTAGCCGAGAGGCTGTGTTGCGTTCTTTCGACTGTGGAGTTTGGGTGACCCGACTTCACAAGGATTTTTCTGGACCTGATGGTTATCTTGATCTTGAGAGACTTGTGGCCGGGGATGGCCCCGCACAAGTCGCTCATTTGAACTCTGCTTTTACTTTCACGATTTCCAAGTCTGGGAACCGTCAGCTTGAGAGTGGGTCTAAACAGCTCACTTTCGATGGTCTCGCGCGTCATATCGCGGAGATCGTCAAGAGGAACGTGAAGATGGACTCTAGGTTGAAGGAGATGATGCGCGCCTGCAATACCCTCCCTAATGCCTCGACATCCTCCCCCACGCAAGTGGTGGAGAGTGTTGAGTCTGAGGAGGATTTTGCGGACGTGGTTGAGTTTGGAAACATGTTTGTTGAAGTGCCGCCCGACCCCCCAAAACCCAAGCCGAAAGGTAAGGGCAAGGAGAAGAAAGCGTGGCACGACAGTATTCGTGTGAAGAAGCAGATTTTGATGTCGAAGGACTGTAAATATGCTTCTAGGAAGGACGTGGTCGAGCGCATGATTCAAATGTACCCGGTCGCGGCTGAATGGGAGGAGGTCAAGGATGATCATTATTGGCTCCCTTCTGCTACTTGTGATGAGTTCGTGGAGCGTAACATCCTCCCCCTTCTCGACATGAGTAATCCTGTGGTTCCCCCGGGATTTATGTCTGCTGAGCCTGTTTCTAAAGCCTCGCAAGAGGAAATAAGAAATTGGGCTGAGCGATGTAAACCTGAGGAACTTGACGTCATGATTGGACGTTACCGCTACCAGCTTGCGGAAAAGCTGGACGAGTTTCATTGGGGCGAGTTTGGTTTCCTCGAAAGAGGAGAGACCGAGCCTGTCGCCAGCAAGGGGGTCATTTTGCATCCTCCCACATGTTGTTGTGGGAGTTGCCTTATGGTTCCTAAGCAAACTAGAACTCTTAGGGAGCACATTGATTTCGTGGCTCCCACTGCGACGTGGTCGTTTGGAAATTTTAAGGAGCAACTGCTTTATTTGCAGAAACTCCTTTGGTCTCCTACGTTCGCGCCGTACACCCAGATCATGCTGGTGGTTGGGTCGACAGTAGTGTCGGCCGCCGTCGGTTGGGTCTTGGGAAAGGCCATTGCGTTCTTATTCGATGGTCTTGCCAGGGGGAAGGATGCGGTTAGAGTTGATCCTGAGGTGTACTCTTCAGCGTATCCTTCCTCCAAGGCGGTGAGTGTTACAAACTTGCCGCCTGGCAAAAGACCGCGTCCTGCGGTCGAAAAATTTGTTGGAGTTACAACAGTGCAGAGACAAGCTCTTTTTGAGGGCAGGTTTCGCGATCCTTTGATGCGAACCCTGTCCCACAATATTGTTCCTGCTATGTTGAACTTCCCAGATGGTGCGCTGGGCACCTTTGTGATGACTGGTGTGTGTGAACATGATTTTATTATCAATCACCACAACACCACGATGCACGATATGACCGGCGCGTTATTGTCAGTTGGACATCCCCATAATCGTACTATTGAGTGGGAGGACGTTTTGTACGCCCACCATGAAGGAATCGATCTTGGGGTAGTTAGACTACCAGAGTATTGGATGCCCAACGTGGACATGCGTAAGAGTTTTTTGCTTGATGGCGACCTTGAAAAGTTGCCTAGGCATTGTATGATCTATACAAAACTACCGCATGTCCAGGAGGGCATGGTCATGGATGTTGATGACTGCACTGGGATTAGGGCCATTCGTTACGATAGTGACGACTTGGCATGTCCCGATGCGTTGGAATTCAACGTCAAGACCACAAAGGGCCGTTGTGGTAGTCCCTATGTATGTTGGGATACCACTTTTGGTCTGAATTTGCGACGTATTGTCGGAATTCATGCCGCGGGTATGAACGGGAAAGCTTATGCTATCCCGGCTTTTATTCGCGACATTGAGCACATTCGGTCCAAGTTGCCCCCCACCAAGGGGGTTTCTCGGGCCATTCCTCAGCTTAACTTGGCAGTTACTGAGGAAGTGTGCGAACACATGTCTCACCTTAATGTTGTGGGGCGCTTGCCTAAAAACAAGTGGCCCCACCACCCCACGGGTGGAGACATAGCCCCGTCCCTGTTACAGGAGCAGCTCTTGTGGAGTGTTCCTAAGACAGGGCCGGTTGATCTCAGGGGAACGAAAGATTATTCGCCTCTCGGTGTGGCTTACAAGAAGTTGCGGCGGCACTCTCACGATGTGCCACGCAATGTTCGCGAATGCTACGAGGAGGCTTTTAAGCTTATGTTCTCGGAGATCGGACGCGTACCCCTTAAGCGCGTCCTTACTTGGCATGAAGTTGTCAACGGATTGGGGGAGTACGGAATCCCTGCTTTGGATCGTACGACTGCAACCGGTCTTTTATCGGACTGGGCTGCGGGAATCAAAAAGTGTAGGGGGAGAACATCCTTCTTCACGGAGTATCGTAAGACGCCTGGAGAAATCCTGGCGGCCTGTGACGCTCCGAAGCCTTCTGAGCAGGATGAGTGGTACTATCCCATCCCGGAACTCATGGACGCTCTCAATGTGATGAGCGAACAGGTTTTACGGGGTGAGGTACCTGACATCCTCTGGAAGGATTGTCCAAAAGCGGAGCGCAAAGTTTTAGCGAAAGTGAAGATACCTCGCGTATTTTCCTTTGCTGAGTTTGTTCTCCTTATGGTAGAAAAGAAGTTTATGTCTTGTTTATCAGTTTGGATGAAAGAAAATCGGATTGAGAACAGTTTTCTCTACGGTATAAATCCTGGCTCTGATGAGTGGGATCAACTGTGGCTATTATTGTGCCAGTTCGTACATGGATTCGACGGGGATTTGAAAAACTTTGACGCTTCACAAGCGATTGTTATCGAGTACCTGATGATGAAGTACTATGTTTTTCCCTTCTTTGAGCACAAATGCGGTTATACGCAGTTTGATATGAAGGCCATTTATACTTTGGCCTACGTTTCAACTGTGTGTTTCCACGTTGGACTCGACGGATGGATTTACATGACCGAGGGTGGCCGGTCGTCGGGAGATTTCTCGACAACGCCATTCAACACCATTTTTCAGCAGGGGAACCTACGGGCCTACTACTTCAGTGTGGTGGGCGGTTTCTCTAAGTTTAAGGAGCAGTTCTATGCTCCCAACTATGGCGACGACTTTCGTGTTCAAACGAGTGTCCTCGAGCTGACCCTTACCGGGTTCAGAGATTTTCTCGCTTTGAGCGGGCAAATCGTTGATTCGGTAAGGAAGGACGGAAATCTGATAGATACTAAGTTGTCAGATACCGAGATCCTCAAACGAGGGTTTCTTCCGTACCGGGGTATGGTTTTGTCCCCTGTAAATCCAAATACCTTGGAAGAAATTCCTAATTGGATAACAACCACGGCAGGTAGCCCCCGAGACGCTACCTACGTAAACGCTGACATGTATGTTCGCGAGACATTTCATTATGGACGTGAACATTTCGAGTCGGCGAAGCGCAAGATGAACGATGCGCTTGCTCTCTGCACTCCTAGAGTTCCCCCGGTAACAGTATCGTGGGTTGAGCTTTTAGTGCAGAGGAAGGCGGGACTCATGCAGCTCGGAGCTGCCCCGCCCACTGTGATCTCTACGTGGTCCCCCTTGGTAAGATTCCAGGACCGCGCAGTTGCTAGTGTCAAAGTTGAGGCTCAGGGAAAACTTTCCGATGGTGTATTTGATCGAATGCGCCAAATGAACGGATTACAGATTGCTAACAACAACTTGAGTAGCGGGACTACCCCCGCTCAAAATAAATTGGAGGTAGACCCTGACCATAAGGAGAGACTCGCTTTTGAGGATCCCCCTGGTGTTCAGGTAGGACTTACTAAATTCGAGGATGCGATTGGTGTTGCAAACACCGACGTGACTTCGGAAACGGGATTGTATCGGAACTTGGACCCGTACCCTGATCAAGGGCTCACACAAGTTCTCTCACGCACCTATAGGGTGGCGAATTTTGGATGGTCGGCTTCTGACTCCACGTACTTGCCCCTCGCCGCAATAAAGTTCCCAGGAGCTTTGTTCGACGTGGCAAATATTGGAAGCAAAGTCGCCTCTTTTCGCTACTTTCGATGTAGGGGCGTGAAGATTTCTGTCAGGTTAAATACCAACTCATTCCTCTTTGGATGCATGTTTGGAAACTGCATACCTTTCACTGATGAGGCGGAGACAGTCGATTGGAGGTTGTTCCCTGGAGTTCTTATGAATTCGGGAGCGACCATTATTTCGGCGTCCACGCCCCTTGCGGTGGAAATGTTCTTACCGTGGTCGACAATGACCACGATGTTGAACGTAAAGGAGTATGAGGCTGGTTACATTGGGCAGTTCTTGCTCCATGTGCTAAACCCTTTGAATTCGACGAATATCGCAACACCCGACATATCTGTGTCGGTTTTTGCGAGCTTCTTGGATCCTCAGGTTATTGGCCCTGATCCGGAATCTAACGTTCCTGCCTTGCTCGTTGAGGCCCAGAGCGCCCTAACGGAAGCCTCGGCTAAATCGTCGCAAGGCGTGCTGACTGGAGTCCCGGAGGGGATCCAGACAGTCAAAGCTGGACTTGATACCGCCATGAAAATTGGTGATGCTATTGAAATGATTGGGTCATTTCTTAACAAGCCCAACTCGGTCGCGACGGCGGAGAGATCTGTTATCGCGGTCGCCCCAGACCTTGTCACGGGAAAGGGACTCGACTATGGTGCTAAGTTTGCGTATTCGCCGACTGCGTGCATCTCTGTCGATAAGGGAATCGTCGATCAGACGGATCCCCATCCCACCATCGGTGGTGTGTGTCGTTTGCCGGGTTTTATACACTCGTCAACGTACTCCAGCACCGATGTTACCGAAACAGTCATCGCTTCGATTCCTGTCTCTCCAATGCTGTGTTTGCCTGATGGTGCCACTGGTGTGTTTTTAACACCGATGGCCCATATGGCATTGAACTTTCAGTATTGGACTGGCGGACTTCGTTATCGCTTCTATTTTAACACTTCTTCGTTTATCGTGAGTCGTGTGCGTATAAGTTGGTTTCCAGATGTGGATACTACAGTTACGAACTTTGAGGAAATAGGAGGAGATATCATCTCTAGGGTCGTCTCGGTCTCGGGGGACACTATTGTGGACTTTGAGATACCGTGGATGAAACCCACTCTCTATTTGCCTCTCGACTCGCCTTTCGCGGCTAACATGCTGTACAGCAATGGCAAAATTGTTGTTACAGTTGTTAACCCAGCGATATCAGGCGGAGGAGCTACTTCCTTGGTCTATATGAATGTTTTCAGCGCCGCTGGCGTTGGATTCAACTTTATGGCACCTCAGAAGATTTCTAATGCTTATGAGTTTACTTTCGAGTTGCCCGTCCCTCCCCAAGCGCTGTTGGTCACGCCTCAGATGAATCTGAGGTCTGATTTCGAACGGCCGTTTGAGGGACTGGTTCCTTGTAAGAACCTCGTTGAGCATGGACTTGTTAATCCGGAGCGGATTTGCGACATGTCTGTTGCCACGTACCTTCACAGGTACGTGATGACTACTTCCAGTAACGGGACTCTTCAGAGCCAGCAAGCCCTTTTGGTTGTTGGCTCGACACCCTGGAACTTCATTACCCCATGGAAGTTCTGGCGCTCATCTTTACGTTACAAAGTTGGGCTAATGAAGCTGGCAGCAGCTTCTAACCTTTACAGGACGGCTACTATGCAGTATCCTACGACCACCTTGGATGGCACGGAAGGAAACGTCGTCACGGTCCCGACCTTGAACCCCTTTTTGGAGTTTGAGGTCCCGTGGTACGATGTGTACCTTTGTCGTGAGACGACACCGGGCTATTCGGGCATAACTGCTACGTATATCCGTCCCCAGTGGGGAACCGACTTTGTTGCGGGTGACACCTGGCAGGTGTATCAGGCCATGGGAGACGATCTGTCTCTCCTGTGTTATCTGGCACCTCCGCCCTTAGTGGACACCTCAATGTCGAAAGCTAAAGTGACTTCGAGGTCTTCGAAGTCAGTTAAGCGCGTGTGAAAACACGCTTCGGTTGAGTTTATCGCATTACTCTTTAAAGAAGCGACTTTTTATGCTTATCCCTGCACTGCACCCATTAAGCCGGTAATATTTACTGCACCACGGACGTCTACTGACGTAAAACGAAACAGATCAAAAGCTTGCACGTACAATCAATCGAGTGTGAAGTTTGAAC